AATGGCGAAACATTTTCCAGCAGGGCCAAATGGTGTAAATGGGATTGAAAGTTTGCAAGGCATTATTGATGATGAAGCACTTGCATCACAGATAAAAATGGCTTCTAAAGAAGACGCTGACGCTTGTTTACGTCCAATGATTATGGATTACATCAAAGCAAAAAGACCAGAGATGCTTTCTAAAATTGACACAGGTGATATGAAACAAGAAGTAGAAGATGAAGCAATTACTTTTGAAGACATTAAACCTTATGTGTCGATTTACAAAGGTAACGATGGCAAGAATGTATTTGATGTGTTAGATAAAGATGGTAAGTCGGTACAAAAATTTGATAATGCTAATGCGGCAATGAAATATTTACACGCTAATTTTGATGATTTAAGAAAAGGTTCAGATGAAAAAGAAGCAATGGTGGATCCAGAAGGTAATCCACAGTATGGCGATGAATCAAAAGAGATTGCACTTGATCTATGGAACGATATGTCTAAAGAAGAAAAAGAAGAACATGGTAGTTTTGGAGCATATTTAAAATCAGACGATTTCCAAGAATATCTTAATAAATTAAGAAGCAAGTTTGAAAAAGACGCAGAAGACAAAATAGATGTTAAAATTGATCCTGACGGTGGCATTTCGAAAGTAGATGGTGATAATTCATTAGACAACAAAGAAGAAACTGTAGAAGACTTTGTGAAAAGTTTCTTTGATTACACAACAAATCAATTTCCAAAAGGTGAAACAGCAGTATTAACAAGTGTTGAAAAGAAATTTGGTGACGGATCAATCAAGACTGCACAAGAAACAATTTCCAAATTGATGCAAAACAAAGACCCTGAGATTGCCAAAATTAAAAAATTAGCAGGCGTCTAATACAATTCGGTAAAACACCCACTTAATTAAACATTGACTAAATAACAAAGTTATTGTAGTATATGAACTATGTGCTACAAAAACATTAATAGGCACAAACACGCTATAAGGCAAAAATAGGAGGCTAATATTATGGCAACACTCGCAGAAATACGTGCAAAGTTGAAAGAACAAGAAGCACGTTCAACAGGCTCAACCAGATCAGGTGGCGATAATGCTATCTACCCATTCTGGAATCTAAAAGAGTCAGAACAAGCAACAGTAAGATTTCTACCAGACGGAGATAAAGAAAATACTTTTTTCTGGAAAGAAAGACTTATGATTAAATTACCTTTTGCAGGCATTAAAGGTGACACGGATTCAAGACCAGTCCAAGTACAAGTACCATGTATGGAAATGTATGGTGAAACTTGTCCAATTCTTACAGAAGTAAGAGCATGGTTCAAAGATCCTAAACTAGAGGACATGGGAAGAAAATATTGGAAGAAAAGAAGTTACATCTTCCAAGGTTTTGTAAAAGAAGATCCTCTAAATGAAGAGGAAACTCCAGCAAATCCAATTAGAAGATTTATAATTGGTCCGCAAATTTTCCAAATCATTAAAGGTGCATTAATGGATCCAGATATGGAAGATCTTCCAACTGATAAACTGAACGGTGTGGACTTTAGAATAATCAAAACATCTAAAGGTGGATATGCAGACTATTCAACGTCAACGTGGTCTAGAAAATCTAGAGCATTAACTGATGAAGAAAATAATGCTGTATCACAGTTTAACTTGTTTAACTTATCTGACTTTCTTCCAAAGAAACCATCAGACGTAGATGTTAAAGTTATGCAAGAAATGTTCCAAGCGTCAGTTGACGGTGAACCGTATGACCAAGAAAAGTTTGGTCAATACTTTAGACCGGCAGGCTTATCAGCAAAAACTGGTGACCCTGTAACTCCTAAAGCAGAAACTCCAGCGCCAGCGGCTCAGCCAGCGGCAACAGAGGCTCCAAAGGTTGAAACACCTGCAGAGAAACCTGCTACACAGGAAACAAACAACAGTGCAGAAGACATCCTAGCGATGATCAGAGCAAGACAAGGAAAATAAAAAGCATATAGTGGGGAGGCAACTCCCCACACAACTTAAAGGTAAAAATTATGGTAAAGGCATTTGACGTTAGTAAATTTAGAAAAACTTTGACAAAATCCATTACAGGAATGAGTTCAGGGTTTCATGATCCAACAGATTGGATCTCAACAGGAAACTTCGCACTTAACTATTTGGTAAGTGGCGATTTTAATAAAGGAATACCACTAGGCAAAGTAACTGTGTTTGCAGGAGAGTCTGGTTCAGGTAAATCTTACATTTGTGCAGGTAACATTGTGAAGGCGGCACAGGATCAAGGTATATTTGTTGTGCTAATTGATTCTGAAAACGCACTAGATGAAGGATGGTTACACGCATTAGGCGTAGACACAGATGAGAAAAAATTATTAAAACTTAATATGTCGATGATTGATGATGTGGCAAAAACTGTATCAACATTTATGACAGATTACAAAGCAATGACAGAGGAAGATAGACCAAAAGTATTATTTGTTATAGATTCTTTGGGTATGTTATTAACTCCAACAGATGTAGATCAGTTTGGCAAAGGTGATATGAAAGGTGACATGGGTAGAAAGCCTAAGGCACTTACGGCACTTGTAAGAAACTGTGTGAATATGTTTGGAAGTCACAATGTAGGTCTTGTTGCAACAAACCATACATATGCATCGCAAGATATGTTCGATCCAGATGATAAAATATCAGGTGGACAAGGGTTTATATATGCATCTTCAATAGTAGTTGCAATGCGTAAACTAAAATTAAAAGAAGACGAAGACGGAAATAAAACAACTGACGTAAAAGGTATTAGAGCGGCTTGTAAAGTAATGAAAACAAGATTTAACAAACCTTTTGAAGGTGTGCAAGTGAAGATTCCATATGAAACTGGCATGAATCCTTACTCAGGACTTGTCGACTTGTTCGAGAAAAAAGGTATATTAAGTAAAGATGGTAACAGACTTAAATATGTGGACTCAAAAGGAACAGAAGTGAAAGAATATAGAAGAGTCTGGGAACAAGGTGGTGAATTACTGGACAAAGTGATGGCAGATTTCAACAACTTGGTTGAAAAAGAAACAAATATAGAAGATACAGAGGAGACTGTTGAATGATCGATGGAAGATTGTTGACAGAACTTTGGGAGTTTTTTAAAGCACACGCAGACAAGAAACAAATCGATGTAATGGCGGAAAAATATGTCGATATTATGGCAGACTATGGTGTTGAAGATGATGCTTTTAAAGAAGCCCTTGGTTCAGATGAAGATTTAGATAGTGCAATCAACTACTATTTAGATTTAGACGAACAAGACGAGGATTACTAATACATGAGTGGCTGGTATCAAAAAATTGCCAAAGATATTGGACAAATTCCTAATGCAGTTTCATATTATGAACAAGAATTAGACCAAGCAAAGTATGAAGTAAAAATAAAAGGCAATTTAGAGAAAAATTCAGCCGCAATGCCTGGAATAGTTGAACAACGGTTCAACCAATTACAAGAAATAGAAGCAATTCTTCAATATTTGAACATCGAATTGCGTAGATTAAGAAGTAAACATTTCAAAAAATATCTTGAAAACTATCAACGTGCATTGTCAAGCCGAGATGTAGAAAAATATGTCGACGGTGAGTCAGATGTTGTTGATTATGAAAAAATTATTAATGAATTTGCACTTTTAAGAAACAAATGGCTTGGCATCACTAAAGCCCTCGACCAAAAACAATGGCAGATAACTAATATTACAAAGTTAAGAGTCGCGGGAATGGAAGATGCAACAATATGATCATAAAGCATTTGTAATCACAATGAAAGGCAGGTCCTTTTCGGAGGAACTGGCTGAAGATTGTGTTCAATCAGGTAAAAAATTTAATCTTAACATAAAAAAATTTGATGCAGTGCAACTTGATGACGTTGCTCCCACTTACAAAAAGTTTGGTTTGCGTCCTTTTCCAAAATTAAAATTTACTAGAGACACCAAAGGAGTAAGAGGGTGTTTTTGTTCGCATTATTCACTATGGTTGAAGTGTTTAGAACTTAATGAACCTATCATGATATTGGAACATGATGCTTTAGTTATGAGACCCATACCCAAAGACATACTTGGAAAATTTGCAGAGTTGT